CAATAAGACCACCTGGTCAAACGCCTTGGAGAGACCCAGGGCAGCCTTGGTCATGTCCTCCAGACCCTGCCGGTTGCCCGTGAACTCGTCCATGTTCAGGGTGACGGACTTGATCGCGTCGCCGACCTCGGTGGCCGACTCCCCCCACCCCTGCACGAACACGTTCGTCATGGCGTCCGTTGCCGCGCCCACGTCCGCGGTGGTGTTCGCGAGCTGCGCCTCGAGGCGGGTGGTCGCCTCGGATACGTCCATCGCCTGCGCCAGCGTCGACATGATGGCCGCTCCGGCGAGAGCGCCGGCCGCCGCGCCGACGGTCGCCAGGGCGGGCCCCATCTTCGAGCCGTTGGCGGCGACGTCGTCGGCCATCCCCTCCGTCTCGCTGTCGACGGTCTCGCGCGCCGACCGCATGCCCGGGCCGGTGTCGTCCCGGGTCGACAGGGCGAAGACCAGACTGGTGTCCGACACGACGAACCCCCTCTCCTGTTACCGCCGCTGGGAGGCCTTCTCCACCTGAGCGAGGTACTCGTCCAGCCAGGCCAGGTAGTGGTCGGCCTCTTCGACGGTCATCACGTCCCAGTCGCGGGGCCCGATGCCGAGTAGGTGAGCTGCGTTGCCCAGGTGCTTCAGACGGCGAACGGCAGCCGGGCTTTTCCCTCGTCGTCCGGCGCCTCGTCGTGGCCCTTGAGCATGGCCTCGGCCACGTCGTCCTCGCCCTTCTCGCGGAGCCGCTCCGCGGCGAGGGTGATCTCGCCCTTCGTCATCTCCACCGTGAGTTCGTCCCAGCAGAAGTCGACGTCTTCGTAGCTGATGCCAGGGTGCTGCCGCTTCAGCAGGACGTGCAGCAGCGCCCGCCGGCACAGCGAGTGGCCCCTGAGCACGCCCATGGTGAACTGCTGGAACGACATGCCGGTGCGCTTCTCCAGCGCCTCCCGCTCGGCCGACATCAGCTTGTTGGGGTTGTAGTCGAAGACCTGCTCGTCGCCGTCTTCAGGGGAGTACGTGACCTTCACTTCGGCCTCATCTGTTCAGTCGGATCGGGATGCGATGCGGTTGACCATGTCCGCCAGGGCGAACTGCACGGCCCGCCGGTAGGTGTCCCGCTCGCCCTCAAAGGCGTGGTCGAACCACTTGACCTTGCCGCTCTGCTGGACCCACACCTCGCGGTTGCCGTACACGGGGTGTCGCCAGCCGCTGGCCCGGTTGGTGCGCTTCGGGGCGTTGGGGAAGTTCCGCAGGTTCTTGGTCTTGAACGCCTTGATCTTGGCCCCGGGGAACTTGCCGGAGATGCGGACCTCGGGCCTGATCTTCCGGGCGATCGCGCTCTTAAGCGCGGGCCCATCGTGCGGGGTCGTCGACGACATCGACATGATCGACGATTTCGCCCGGACGGCGCCCGGCTTCAGCGCCTCACGCATGTTCCGCGTGAGCTCCTTGCGCAGCTGCTTGCCGTCCTCCTCGGCGCGCAGCGCGCGGGAGATCTGCCGCAGGTTCTGCGGGGTCAGCTCCAGCCCGAGCCGGGACGTGTCCGCCATCTCAGGCCCCTGCTACGCGGTGGCCCGGGTGACCGCCCCGGACGTGCTGAAGTCCTGCGAGACGGTGGCCTCGTCGCCGACCGAGCCGGTGACCGGCGACCAGCCGGAGATCAGGATGTTCCCCGAGTAGGACGGGTTCGACGTGCCCACGGAAGCCTGGTCGGGGCGCACCTCGAACGGTACGACCGTGCCCAGCAGCGGCCACATGATCGAGTCCAGCTCGGTGGCGGCGAAGTCCTGGAGGAACTCGCACGCGAGCGTGCCGGACTTGAGGCCGCCGATGACTTCCTTCCAGCCCAGCGACTTGTAGTTGGTGACGTCCTTCTCCTCCACCTCCACCGCGATCTCCGCCTTGCGGGTGTACTCGCTGAGGTCGTTGGAGTTGATGGACAGGAACTCGGCGGTCAGCACCATCTTCGGCACGGCCGGCCTCCCTTTCAGGCATGACGAGACGCCCGAACCCACAGGGAGGGCCGGGCCAGGGGATAGGGGTGGTCAGCCGATGCCGAGAGCAGCGGCGAACAGGAAGCTCGGCGTGGTGCCGGAGATCGTCCACGCCACACGCCACCACGTGTCGGTGATAGCAGTGCCGTCGGTACGCAGGATCTGCCCGCCCGCGTCGGCGGCCGGATCGAACGTGAGGCGGGTGGTGGGGCTGGCGAACGTGTCGTCCGCCGCCGATTCCACGCTGGCCGTGATGCTCGGGGTGGTGCCCGCCACGGACAGCACGTGCAGCGCTGCGTACAGGCGTTTGCCCGCAGCGACGGCTCCCACTTCGAGGCCGGTACCGGAGCCGGTCGTGGTGCGGGCGGTGCCGGGCGGGTGGGCGAACTGGCCGCGCACCAGCGGCCAGGAACCCGTCGCCATCGACGCCCACGGGGCGACCTCGCCGACCTCGCCGAGCAGCGTGTAGTCGGCGCGCATCGCCCGCGTCAGGTACGCCAGGGCGCCCACGGCCGCGCTGTTGTTGCCGCTGATCGACCAGGGGCCGACACCGCCGAGCTGCGCCCAGGTCGAGTCGTCGACCATCGTGTCGTCGCCGGCCTCCCACTGCCCCTCACCGGAGATCTGCGAGGACGCCAGCCCGCCGACGAGTTCACCCCAGCCGCCGGAGCCGTAGTTCGTGGTGGGCTTCTCCTCCACCTCGGACGACAACTCCAGCTTGTTGGAGACGCTGGTCAGGTCCAGGCCGCCGGTGAAACAGCGCACGTTGAGCAGGACGGACTTACCCACCGTCGTCCTCCTTCCTGCTCTTGCGCCGCGCACGCGGCGGCGGGTCGGTCACTTCCTCGGCCACCTCGGAGGCGACCAGGTGCGCGGCCACGGTGGTCGGCAGGTCGTCGACCACGTCGCCCACGGCGGGCCACGGCCGGCCATGCAGGAGCGCGCCCTCGGGCTGGCTCACCAGGATCCGGATCTTCATCAGGTACTCCCGTCGCCGATCACCTTGATGACCAGCTCGGCGCCCACGTAGGTGGAGCCCGCGTGCTCGAACCACCTGTATCCCTGGATCCGCTGGACATGGAGGTCGTGGGCCAGGCCGCCGAGCGCGTACTCGCCAGGCCCGCCGCGGGCCGCCTCGATCGCCGCCTTCAGCGAGGCCGCGCCCGACCCGGACAGCAGCGCGTCAAGGATGCGCTGAGAGGACCGGTCGTCGGCGCGGCCGGCCAGCACCCGGCAGGTGAACAGCAGCTCGTCCAGCTTGCGGCCCATCGCCTTGTCGAACGTGACCTCTACCTCGCCGACGAAGAAGCACGGGGCGACGATCGAGTCGGGCACGTAGCCGGTGCACTTCAGCTTGCCGATGCCGGCGGGCAGGACGACTACGCGCGCCGCGTCCGCGATCGCGTCGCGTACCTCGGAGATCTGCACGGCGTCTCCTATCCGAAACCGGGGAGGATGAAGTGCTCGATCAGCGCCCACACGTCCGGGTCCCGCCGTGACAGCCGCACCACACCCCATTCAGCGGAGCCGGTGACGCCCTCCGGGCTGTCCTTGCGCTTGAACAGGCGGGACGCCTGCAGGAGTGTGGCCTGCTCAATCTCCTCGGGCACCGCGGGCCACCCCCACTGAGCGGTGACGCGGACCCGTGTCGTACCGGATCCCCAGCTCGAGGAGGTACTTAGCAGGGAGGTGACGGCCCGGCCACGCACGATGGCGTTGTCCGGGCCGGTCTCGTAGTCGGTGAACGCAGTGAACGAGCCGCCCGACCCCATCTCCACCACCGTCGGCGCCACGCCAGCGTCGTCGATGAGGAGCCGGGCCCCGAACACGTCGAACACCACCTTGCCCGCCGGGTTGTAGGTGCGAGCGGTAGCCGTCGCGTCCAGGTAGAAGCGGCGGCCGGTGGCCCGGTCGATACTGCGCGAGGCGGCGGCGAGCGCCCTGGACAGCAGCGTGTCCCGGCTGTCGTCGTCTGCCTCGATGGCCAGCATCTCCTTGAGGACCGACAGGTCGGCGTACTCGTTGGCCACGGCCTACTCCTTGGGCGTCTCGCCCTTGCCGGCACGTCCGCGGCGCCGGGCGGGGGGCTTGGCCGCGGGCGAGACGGTCACCTCTGCAGGCGGGGCCGTCGCCGTCTCCACAGGCGGCCCGTCATCGACGGGTTCGGCAAGACCCGATGCGAGGAGACGCACAGCCTCGGTGTCCGGCAGGGTCGCGGTCTCGCCGGGGGCCGGCCACCGTGCGCCGTTGCGGGTGCCGGACATGGCGACGAGCATGCGGATCTTCACAGGGCCCTCCTCAGGCGCGTGCGACGGGCGCGTAGCGGGGCGAGTTGAGGATGATGTGGGCGCCGATGAACGCGCCGGTGGTCGACCCGGTGGTGGTGACGACGGCCCGCAGGTAGCGGCGGGTGGACCGGATGCCCACCTCGAACACGGCACCGTCGTCGGCACTGTCCACCGTGGGCAGGGCCCCGGTCAGTTGTGCCTCGGGGACTGCCGTCCAGCCGGTGCTGCCGTCGGCGGAGTCCTGGATGGCCACCGCGTGGGAGCCGTCGGTGACGACGCCGGCGGTGACGACGAGCATGGCGTCCTGCATGCCGCCGTTCACCGCGCGGTCCACGGCGGTGCCGTTGGCGGTGCCGTCGGTCACCTCGGCCGGGGCGAGCGTGACCTTGGCGAGGGTCTGGTCGTACAGGGACACGGGTCCCTCCTCTCGGACGCGCGGCAGGCCGGTACGGGGCCGGCCTGCCGCGCATGGGTGTTCCGGTCAGGAAGCCCCGCCGGTGAAGGTCTTCACCGCGCCGGTCAGGTCGACCAGGGCCGCGTCCGCGCGCATCAGCGCCCGGAAGGTGACGAGGTCGGCGTTGAACGCGACCTCGTCGGACCG